TCTTAAATACGGTATGACCGCCACGCAGCCAACTTTGGAGCAGATGATAAACAACCCCGACCTTGTTATCAGCCTTGCCACGCAGTTAAAGAATGAGCGTGAGGAAAAGCAAAGAATGGCTTGCGAAAATCAAATTCTCAAAGAACAGAACAAAAATATAATTGAAGAAACCAAACCTGCTGTAACCTTTACAAACGCATTTAGTGGAGCGGAAAATTCATGCCTTATCGGAGAGCTTGCAAAATTAATTGCGCAGAATGGATACGATATAGGCGAAAAAAGATTGTTTGCATGGATGCGTAAAAACGGATATTTGGGCAAGCATGGAGAAAGATATAACGTGCCAAATCAGAAATACATAGAACAAGGGTTGTTTGTAATCAAAAAAGGCGTACGCTCTGGAAGTAATGGCGTTTTACATACGACATTGACTACAAAAGTTAGTGGCAAAGGACAAGTTTACTTCGTGAACAAATTTCTTAATACCATATAGAAAGTAATAATATGAAAACAATAAAGCAGCAATCAGAAGAGTATGCGTTGAAATATCCTTCCGAAATCCGAAATGAAATAGCGAAAGCATGGATAGACGGGAGAAACTCAATAAGGAAGAAAGAGGTACTTGACCTCTATTTCGTAGAGGAAGAATACAAGGATATATTCATATACTGGCTCAACTACAAAAAAGAGAGGAGGCAGCCATACAAGCAGACCGGAGCAGAGGCATGTTACCGGAAGCTATTAACTCTTTCGGGAGGTGACAAGCAGATGATGATTGCAATAATAGAGCAAAGCATGAGTAATAATTACCAAGGGTTATTTCCACTAAAAGACAATGGGAACAGAAATCACACTAACAAGCAAGGAAATAGCGGTTCTATCTTCCAGGCAGCTGATTGCTATCTGCAAGAACATCAGTAATGAGATAACTTCCATAAGCCAAGCGATAAACGCACCTCCCATACAATTATCACAATGGAGGAAAGATAACGAAACCTGCATAAAGGCGGTTCTTGTAAAGTTCATAGAAGGTACTCTGTTGTTTTACGGCCGTAGCCGCGAGGATATGAATGACTATCAAGTAGCATCCATTGTAAACTCTATCCTTGACAAGTATTATTATTTCAGAATTGAGGACGTTTGCCTTTGTTTTAAACGGGCAAGGGAAAACTCATCATACGGTGGATTTTATGGCAAAATAGACGGTTCTGTCATCATGAGCTGGTTTGCCACTTACGATAAGGAGCGGGATGAAGTGATACACTCAATGCCGGAAGAAAAAATTAATGTTTTTACTGGAGAAGAGTATAGCCGAGAAGAGTACATTGAGATGTTGAAAGCTAAGATAGCCGGTGGAGACCTGTACGCAAACGAAGCATTGCGGCGTGTTGGTACATTCGAGCGTATAATGTTTGATAGACGTGGAGAGTATGCCAGTTATAAGTATTGGCGAAAGCATAAATTTGACAATAAAGTATGAGACTTACAATATGTTGGACGACAAGAGGCAGGCAAAGACGCTTTTACTATGATATATGCAAAAAGTTTGGCATATCGGATTACATGAGTGTTAATCATGAGACGCCATGCGATATAAGGGATGAAGATATGGAACTGTTGAAGGAATGCGAAAAACGAGGGTTTATCCAAATAAGAAACAAACGGTAAATAATCATGGACATAGAGATTGAAAAGAAAATCGAACAATTGGAGTGGCAGCGTGACAATGCAATGCGCATACGCTGCCCGTTGGTGGCAAGGAAGTATCAGCGCATGATTGATGAACTTGCAAAAGAGAGCAGAAACAAGAATATGAACAAGGCAGAACAGACAAGGCAATGACTACCGACACGGCAAATCAGATAATCAACAAGTATGAGAGCCTTGTAGTTCTGTGCACCTACAACATATTGCTCACGAACGACATCTGTTGCGGGCAGGTTATCGAGTGTCTGCATGCGATGAAGAGAACGCCTTATTACAAACAGGCATTCAAGCAGTATTTGAATGATGCCGATAAGGCAAGAAAGGAATACGAGCGTACTGTAAACAGCGTTATCGGTTCAGACCGGAGCGAGTTTTTCGCTAACTGCAACGACAAGTACACGGAAGAAGTGAACAAGCACGTGGATATGCTGTATTGGCAGTTCAAGCAGGCTCTTGACGATAACGGCATATCCCATTCCGCAGAGATTGCAAGGTTCGAACTTGCAAGGACATTATGTGATTACGCCTGCATCCAGTTTGACGAAAGGATTAAAGAGCTTCGAAAGAAAGATTCACGGTTTAACGGGTTTACGTTGGAATACCTGAAGCTTTCCAATGTGACAAGGATGATGAACCTTGCTTCCGACTGTTTGAAAATCGGGAAAACGGTCAATATGAACACAGAGCGGTGTACAGCAGCATTTGATGTGCTGGTAAGAAAGCTGTCGGATGCGGATAATATTGCCAACGCGATAAAAGTTTAGCGAGATGAAACTTATTTATAACCTTATAACCCTCCTCATGGACTGGCTCTCGGTAGAGGTTGGAGCGAATGAAGAGTGGTTCTGAATTATGGAAATGAAGAAAAGCGAATTGACACACGGCTCTCTGTTTAGCGGCATTGGCGGTTTTGAATTAGGTGCCGAAATGGCAGGAATTGACACTTTGTGGAATTGTGAGATAGAAAAATTTCAAGGTGAAATATTAAAAAACAAATTTCCTCATGCAGAAAGATTCACAGATATTACAAAAACAACCGGACTCCGATATGTGGACATCATTAGTGGAGGATTTCCGTGTCAAGACATCAGTGTTGCCGGAAAACGTGAAGGTATTAAGGGAAAGCGCTCCGGGTTGTGGAGTGAGATGTACCGAATTATATGGGAAGTTAGACCTAAATACGTCATCATTGAAAATTCGCCAGCTCTCACTATTTCCGGTCTCGAACAAGTCCTATGCGACCTTTCCAAAATCGGGTATAATGCGGAATGGCAATGTATATCAAACTACGCTTTTGGATACCCACACAAAAGGGAAAGACTTTATCTTATTGCCTACTCCAACAAAATCGGATTACAAGGCGACGTTTGCAAATGTGGAAGCATTAACTCGATATTTAAACAGTGGACATCAGATACGAGTGTCGGATATACTTGCGCAAAAAGGATTCTTGAAATCCCAGCGCATAGCACTGTTAGAAATGATGATGGGTTTCCCGATTGGTCACACAGAGTTGGAAGTATCGGCAATGCGGTAAATCCAACGGTGGCAAAATATTTATTTGAATGTATTAAGATTTTCGATAAACAATTAGAGTATAACTAATTAGCCATGAAGAAAAGAATAGAAAAAAAGATGCAGAAACACCCGCACAGATACAAATTGCATCAGTATTTGAAGTATGCCCGCCAATGGTGTTTCGCTCTGACATATAAGGGTAAACTATACACGTTGTTAGACGATGGTAGAATTGTAAAGGAGAACAGTTGGTTATGAAGCATTTAATTGATGCCATTATAAAGAAATGGTTCTGTTGCCACGAGTGGGAATACTTATTTGAAAGGAGAGTTGAAGTTGTTAATGATTGGGGTGATAGCGGTTGGTACACCGTCCGTCACTATTTCTGCAAGAAGTGTGGTAAATATAAGAAAATTAAAAGTCATTGATTATGAAACAAACAACTATTCCAGCTTTTAAATATTGGCTCCGGATACACGGCTTTCGCTTAGAACAGTTCGGTACCGGAACAAAAAACAATCCAATCAAGATTAAATCAAGAAAAAGAAATAAGATATGAAACAGACAATAAAAGAAGCAGCAAGGGAAGCAATTCATAAGCATTATAATTGTAATGGGACCTATCCATGTTCAGAACGTGAATATTGCGAACATTGTAACGGTCATAATACAGCATTCGATTGTTGCGAATGTGGTGCAGATGAATTTAAAGAAGGATTTATTGCCGGTGCGAACTGGCGTATCAATAGCGTATGGCATAGTAACAATCGAACGTATAAAGCGCAAAAAACAGCTTTGGTTATATTCAAAAACGGCAAATCCAAGGTATATGATAACCTCACTGATTTGACAATCGAAAGTCTTTGGGGTGAGGTAGATAGATTTGCTTACATCGAAGATTTACTACCTAATATGGAGGATTAAATCATGAAACCAATTTTGCTTCAAGCAAGTTGAAAAAAATTGTGAACTACATAAATCAAAACATTTAATAAGGATAAGTTATGAAACAGACAGCAGAAGAAGCAGCCTACAACTATCTCCAAAAGATATTGGAATCAAGCGATTTTGAGATAAACTTTGAAGAAGATAATTATGATGCCGGTGCTCGCGATGCAGTACTTGATGTAACAGAACGGGCTTATATAGCTGGTGCTGAATGGCGCGTTAATAGCGTGTGGCATAAGACCAAAGATGAAGTGCCACAAGCTCATGGAGAATACGAAAATGAACATTATCCGCAGATACCATGCCTTGTATATGGGAAATTAAGCACTGGAACTGGTTACGGTGTCCGCTATTGGAATGTAACAGAGCAGTGCTGGGACGATGAAGAGTGCGATGATTACGAGTGTTCCAAAGATGCCATTGAAGAATGGGCGTATTTGGATGATTTAATACCTAATAAAAAGCAATGATTATGAAATCAAAACAAGTATTATCAGTCGAACAGATGAAACATTTGCAGGAGCTTGGGCTGGACACAAGCGATGGGAGCATGGTATTAATTGCTACGGACGACGATGGAATTACATTGTTATGGGAAGATGCTGAAAAAGCAATTAAGCACCATTGGTACAATGTATGTTTTAATCTATATTACGCTGAAACAGGTAGTTACGACCATTCGTATAGGAATAGTTGTGGAGTGTTTACCTTGCAGGACATTCTCGACAAGCTGCCTTGCTTTATTGGCACACATGTACTAACCTTACAGAAACTTGCAAATAGCGGAACATGTTTATATATGGAGCCTTATTCGCGTTCTATATTAAACCTGACAGAGAGTAAGGAACTTATTAATTCAGCCTATGAGATGCTGTGCTGGTGTATTGAAAACGGATATGTTGAAAAGGAGGGTAAATAATGAAAGCGAGAATAAAAGAGACTGGAGAAATTATCAATATTTCTGATTACGCACGTGTCACACTTGATAAGTGTGATAGTTACGGGAGTCCTATTGAATTAAGTTTTGATGAGGTTGAAATACTTCAAGAAAGGTCTGATAATATTGATTGGGAACAACGTAGATATGAATTGGCAAAATCCGCTATGCAAGGGTATTGTATTGCTTTAGGAATAAACGATGACAGTGAAACTTATAATGATATTGCAATAGGCTCTTTGAGGGTAGCTGATGCACTAATAAAGAAATTGAAAGGTAAATAACTATGACCGAAGAACTCGTAACATTAGAGACTGCGAAGCAGCTGAAAGATAAGGGCTTCAATTGGAAGTGTGAACACCTAATAGACCGTAATAAGGTTATTACAAAATATGACCTTCCGCAAAGTATGTCGTGTTGTACGGAAATAGATGACGAACCTGTTGAATTTTTGTGTCCAGTATTGTATATCGCCCAAAAGTGGCTGCGTGAAATAAGAGGTGTGTATGTATATGTAGAACCTGTTATTGGGAAAAGATGGAAGCTTTCTTTTTGTGATTTCAATGTTCCAACAGAAGAAAGCGACTGGATGGAGAACGAAATAAACAAAGGGAATGGCTATAAAGTATATGACACCTACGAGGAAGCACTGGAAGCCGGGATACAAGAAGCGTTAAAACTTATATGAGAATGGACCCTGTTGTAAATGATGCTTATAGGCTTAGAAAACTTTTAGAAAAAGCAACGGGGCTAAAAGTATATAAGTCGGAACTAATAGCCAACTATTTTAATGGCTATCTAAGTATAGTACAAGAGTATAAGAATGAAACCAATCCGCACATTACAGTAGCACAAGGTAGCTGGTCGATAGAAAACGGTGGGGAGTATAAAATTTCACTCTATACACCTACAATCGTTATTAAAGGCAAGAGGATACTTAATACTCGTTTTGTAAAAGATGTAGCCTATAAGATAGTGGAAGCATTAAATGATGAATTTGGGGAAGATAATTGGAATACGTGCAATGAGGAGCAAAAGTGTTGGCTTCCCATGTCTCGAAACTCTTTCTATTTACAAATCCCAAATTTTGAGAAATATTAAAACTTATATGATTATGAACAAAGGAATTTACACAAAAGAAAATGTAGGTAATGGTGTATTCATCTTTACCGCCAACAAGAGTTTTGTAGAACCTAAATTTTGGGGACTGCATGAAGAAAACGAACAGGCACAATGTGCAGTTATTATCCATGATGGCAATGCTTTATTCTTCTATCCGGAAGATATGGATAATAATACCCATATTCTTCTTGATTGGGAGAAAGAGCAAACAGGGAAGATATATCCAACTACAGAAGAAGGCATGAAGGATACTGATGGAATAGGTAATACCAAAGCATTAGCTGCATCCGGAAGCGAAATTGCTGAGAAAGTCATAGCATTGGACTTATGTGGATTAAGTTGGCACATTCCGACACTACAAGAGAGTGTCTTAGGGTATGAACATAAGGTTATGCTGAATACAGCCTTAGCTATCTGCGGAAAACAACCAGTGAAAGATGACTGGTATTGGTGCTCTACGAGAAAAGGAAACAAACGCAATTTTGTTCTCGATTGGTTCAATGGTAGTTGGTTCAACGGCAGTCAGGACTTTGACAGTTGGGTTCGCCCCGTGTCCGCTATCTCTCTTAATTCACTTTAACCTTATAAATGATTACAACTATGGCAAAAGTATTTATAACAAAGTATGCCTTAACAGAAGGTATTAAAGAGATAGAAACAGATATTATTAGAAGTAGATTTGAAGATAGAGAATATGTAAGGGATGGTTTATGTTCTTACTTCCGTATAGGGGAAAACGCATTCACCGATAAATCCGAAGCGTTGAAAAAGGCGGAAGAAATGAAGATTAGGAAAATCGCTTCTCTTCGTAAGCAGATGGAGAAACTTGAGAAATTATCTTTTAAAGTAGAGGAGAAACAGCAATGAAGAAGATAATGTTCAATGATAAATATAGCCTAACCCAGGCTGTATTGGAAAGGGAAAATACTCAAACAATATGATACAACAAGGAACAAAATTTGGAAAATTAACAGTGATAGGAATCAATCACAAAGGGAATGATAGGAAATACTATTACGATTGTATTTGCGATTGTGGAACTCATTGCGTTGTTCGTTCTAATGCCTTAACTACAGGTAATACGAAATCTTGTGGGTGTCTTATTAATGAGAGCAAAAACATTAAGCATGGATTGAAAAATACAAGGCTATATCGTATTTGGTCTGGGATGAAGTCAAGATGCTATACAAAAAGCAATCCTGCATACGATAGATATGGCGGTCGTGGTATATCAATGTGCCAACAATGGAAGAAAGATTTTACTGCATTTTATAATTGGTCTATGGACAATGGATATTCAAAAGAGCTATCCATAGACCGAATAAATCACAATGGCAACTATGAGCCATCTAATTGTCGTTGGGCTACTCCAAAAGAGCAAAATGACAATAAACGATGCAACATTCTTATAACCATTAACGGAACAACATTAGATTTGCAACAATGGTGTGATAAAATAGGAATTAAGAGAAGTGCTGTTAATACAAGGGTTAGAATGTGTGGATGGACTTATGAAAAAGCACTTTCTACACCAGTAAGGAAACATAAAGAATACAAGGTCAGATGAAAAGAATATTATTTAATCGTAAATTTGGGTTATTGGATGCTGTTTTGAAACGTCATAAAACGCAAACAAGGCGTATTTGTTTAGACCCAATTAACCCCACCGCCAATAAATCGAAATGGCATATTGGTGATGTAGTGGCAATATCCCAGCCGTACAAAGATATATTAAGTTCTGCGTATTGTGACAAATACGAATTAGACAAATTGACACATACAAAAGGATGGAGTAATGCTATGTTTACAAAAGCTGACCTCATGCCCCATCATATCCGCATTACCGACATCAAGATAGAACGGTTGCAAGACATTTCCGATGAAGATTGCTTTAAGGAAGGAATTTTTAAATGGGATGCTGGACAAAAGGATATTCCTTTTTATTCATTCCATTACGCAGATATACCCGACTACAATGATCCTCGTGACGCATTCGCAGAACTGATAGATAAAGTCTCCGGCAAAGGTACATGGGCATCCAATCCTTATGTTTTCGTATATGAATTTGAACTGATTGATTAAAAACGAGAAAAGATATTGATTATGAAACGTGAAATAAAATTCAGAGGAAAAAGCACTGATACGGGGAAATGGATATATGGATTTCTCTCTTTTTTCTATACTGCCGGAAGGGACGAAAACGGACTTATCTTCACAGACAAGGCAAAGATATATTCTCCGGAAAACTGCCGGTGCGATGACGTATGGGCTGAAACTGTTGGGCAGTTCACCGGCTTATGTGATAAGAACGGTGAAGAAATATACGAAGGTGATATTGTTGAATGCAACGGAGATATATGCAAGGTTATGTACAGTAATCATTATGCCGGATTTGCGCTTGATAAAAAAGGTTGGCTATATCTCCACTTCTTTGGAGAAGCATTTAGTAATAAAGATTGTCTTGTTATTGGCAACATACACGATAACATTGAGTTATTGAAATAAAACAACCATGAGTAAATACATGAATTGGGAACTCTACGATAAACCACCTGAGGGTTTCTCCATTGACAAGCATACTGGTTCTCCTTTGACCGGATACGACTTTTACACAAACGGGAAAAGCGTCTTAAACGGAGGAGTAAGAATTCTTGTAAAATCTCTGAATGTTCATGTTAACAACATAGCAGACAACCATCACCCCGTGAAAAAATTCATCCCCAATAACAAAGAACCCAAGCATGACCCGATGATTAACCGTGATGTGCGTCAACGGGTAAATGTCTTTGCACGCGAGAGGTTTAAAGTAAAGCTGCTACAAGAAATAGAATTTGATTTAATGGTGTGTCAACTCGAAAGCTGGAGCATGGGAAGCTACGTCAATGAGCTTAAGCAATTGATTGATGATGTTTATCGGAGAATGGTTAAGACAAAGAAAAGGAACACAGAGACTACCAGTAACCCAAAACTTGAATTTAAAGATGAATGAATTATATATACCTCCACAGCGATTAAACCGCAACCCTATTAACGGGCGGTTTTTAAAAGGAGGTATCCCTCATAACAAGGGAAAGAAATGGGATGATTACATCCCTTCGCATAAAAGGGAAAGTATGATTAAAGGATTAGCCTTAGGGAGAACGGGAAACCCTAATATAGCGGGCTGCAATGCAAAGAAAGTAGTAGCCATAAAGAGCGGACGGTTACAAGGTGTTTTCCAGTCCTCTAACGATGCGAAACGAAAGACTGGCATTTGCGCCCGTAATATCAGGAATTGCTGTTCCGGAAAGCGTAAACACGCTGGCGGCTATCAATGGTTTTGGGAAAGCGATAATAGTTGGTGTGAATTAATTATAAATGAATAATATAACCATGAGTAAATTAGAGCACATCGCCACAATTGATTACTGCTACTGGCGATTGGAAAAGTTGAATGAGGCTCTTTCCAAGCCTAAATCGACTATGGAGCAGTTGGTTGATAAAGCCTGCGGTTATAATGAAGTAGAAGAAGTGAAAAAGGAAGCTATAACCCTTTTGGAACAGATTGTTGAAAGTAAAAAGGCTATCGGTGCGGATTATTCGGGAGATAGCAAGTTCCTTGATAAATTAAAGAACAAAGAAACACATGAGTAAAAAGAAAATATATATCAGTCTGCCTATCACCGGGTATGACATAAAAGATGTTGAGAAAAGATGCAAATCCGCTTCCGAGTTTATAGAACAACTTGGTTTTGAAGCGGTATCTCCCTTAGAGGTGTCTTCAAATCCGGACACGAGTTATGAAGAGCATATAGGCAGGGATATTACCGCCCTTCTTCAATGCGATGCTGTGCTATTCCTTGAAGGGTGGCATTATTCCAATGGATGTAGTCTTGAACATAGTGCAGCCGGGATTTACGAGAAAGAGAGATTATTTTCCATTGGAGAATTGAAACGCTACGCAAAAGAAATAGGCATATGAGTAAACTATACAAAGCAACCCTCTTCGGTAAATCATTCATTATAGGATGGTTCAGTTATGCAGATAAATGGTATCATAAATTTAGTATAATAAAATAATGGATATAACAGAATTAAAAATCGGTGACCGGGTGAGAATAAAACTCCCGTCACCACAAGGAGAGAGACTTTCCATACCCATGCAGGTAATAGGGCTGCTTTCTAGTTTCAACAATCCAAGCCCTAAAGATACGGTATATCTTGACTTTGAAGGAAATGAGGGAGATATATGGGAAGAAGAAGTACAAAATTTAGTGTTTTCAGACAATGAAGAGAAGTCATGAGAAAAGCAGACAGAATAATCAGAGACAGACATTCCCGCATCCCGGACAAATACAAGAAGATTGACACTACGGTCAACGGGAATGCAGAAAGCCTTGCCGAACAACACAAGGAAGTGGAAAGAAGGCTGTTCCCTCTACGCCTTAACAAGACCACTGTTATTTACGTCACAAAAGACAAACAAAATGAAGCATATGCAGCGAAAGCACGTAAACGGATGGGGATAACAGAGCCGAAGAAACCTTTTGTCGACCCACTTTCGGAAGAAAACATTACCAAGTTGTACAAGGAAGAAAAGATACCACCCCGCAGAATGGCAGAGATGCTGAATGTAAGTGTAAGGACGATATATCTAAGATTGGCTAAGTATGGACTTACAAAAGTTAAATGCAGATAATATGAAAGAGAATAATATTTTAAACAAAGAGATTTATGCAGAGGCTATGATAGCAGCCTCTAAGGTTGATTTCCTTGAAAGCAAGGATGAGATTAAGATGTATGCCACTTCGCTGTATAACGCAGTAATGTGGGGCAGAAATCATACGGTTAAAGCAAAAGAATTAGAGACACCAAGCTAATACCCTCACCAAAACGGCAAGCGGTATAACCCAATGGAGAACTCGTTCAAAGCGTTCTAAACGTTCCATTGGATAACCCGGAAAAGGCGGCAATAGTCCATGTAAAGGACATTGTCCGCCAATTCAAGCAGTTCATCTATGTAATCCCTTTTTCGCATCACGTTCAAGTTTTCTACGTTGTTGGCGGTTTATACCATTTGCTATGGCAAGGCTGTTCAGCGTCTCTTTCTGTTCGGGAGAAAGCATGTTATATACTTCTTCCCGTGATTTGCCTGATAAAATGGCTTGTACTATTTTCCACATAAGCTACGTCTACAATGTTCACACAAAAATTTCTTCGCTACCGGGAACATCTTCTGTCCCACATATCCGCTAAGGTACTGCGCCTCTTCCCCGTATGGGTCGATGCCGAACGCCCGTGAGATATGCCGACATAGATGCCCTTTTTCATGGTCGAAAGAGTTTTGAAACTCTGCCGGGGAAGAAGTAAGGGCTATAACCATTACGGTTTGCCTGTTTTGGATATTGGAGTAAGTGATACCCGTATTCAGATTGCAGGAGCGCATGTTCTTATAGGCATTCACCAAATCCAGCCCCCTGCATCCAACCCGCCGAAGGTCGGCGATGATACGGTCGGTATAATAGCAGTCCACCGCATAATATACACGGACTTCCCAATCATAATCCGGTATGTAAAAATCCTGTATTATCATAGGCTACATCATCTGTTCCCACATGATAGGATTGCCGGAGCCTATGCAGTCGGCATAGAACCGAGTGAAAGGCATTCCATTGTAAGCGTCCACATCATCTATGTAATCCTTAATGAACAATGCGAGATGGGCTTCGTCAGTGATAGAACTTTTGTAGTAATCCGACTTCGCCATGTTTGCCACGTAAACGCTGTCGTACCCTGCATCCTTCTCCAGGTTTACACTGTACTTTTTCAGAAGCTCCTCTACCTGCTCTTTGCTGATTGGCTCCAGCTTTTCTTCTTTACCCGTAGATTTATTTTCCATCTTCATGCGGGAAACAGCCCATAGGCACATCTTCTTGCTGAAATGCCATCCGTACTGGCTGAGATAGTCAGCCATTGCAGGCGGTATTCTGTCGTATGTATCTAATCTTTGTTTCATATTTTCCTGATTTTAAGTGATTGGCAAAAGAGGGGAATAATCCCCTCTCCATTACATGAACTCTCCGTTGGCGCGTCTGCGTCTGCGTTCGCCCATATCATCACCGTAAGGCTGTGAATCGCGGCGTTCGTTGTAAACCGGATATTCCGGGAAGTAACCCGGCATACGGCGTTCGCCCATATCTGAGCCGCCGCTATAGCTTCCACCGCGTGAACCACCGCTGTTACGATAGCCCATTTCACCGCCCTGCATTTCACGCATGGCTTTCTCGTAACCATGACGGCAACCCTCTCTATAGGCTTCTTCCATAGGATTACCGCCTCTCATACCGAAGTCACGGTCATATTCTCCGCGTCCTTCTTCCAATATTTCCCACATTCCCATATTATTTCTTTGTTTTAGATGTTTCAGCAACTCCGAGCTGTTCCATAAGCCGTTTGTTCAATTCCATAAGGTCGGACATGTTCTTGCTCATTTCCGCCATTTGCCCTTTCAGAGATGATATTTCCTGCTCCTGACGTTGTTTCTCTGCAAATTCGGGGTTCAAGAGCGTCAGCATCTTGTCACATCCCGCAATGACGGAATTGTGGAAGTCCATGCTATTGATAATGTCTATGCTTTTCTGCTTCATAGAAGCGACCTCGTTGTTCATCGCATCACGAGAGCATGACACTACGATATTGCCGTTCTGTCCGAAGTCGGCTATATCCATGCCGGCAGGTAGATTTTGGAAAGTCGTGTTCTGCCCGTTGATACAGACAACGACATCCACAACCATTTCCATTTGGGGTAACTGTCCCATAGGGGATGCCATAGGATATTTCGGCTTGGGAGCGGAAACGCTGACTACCGGACCGTATTCGATAAACGGGTTAGCATCCTTATGAAGTATATACAACTGGTTATTGGTACGAAGTGATTGAAACATATTGGTTTGATTTTAAAGGGGTGTGGCTATTTCCATTTTGGAAACAACCACAAAGCCCCATGTTAACTACTTGCTCTTTTGAGCGGTTGCTTCTGCTGTCGGAGTCGGTGCCGATGCGGTTGTCGGACGATACCCACCGTTAACAAGGAACAGTTCGTTGGTGTACTTGTTATAGTGAATTTCGTAGATACCCGTTCCGGCAAGGTTGCCGACAGTCACCGGCTCATTGTTGTAAGCCAGCAACGGTCTTGTATCCCCATTAGTCCCTATCAGTATCGGGAGTGTAGCAGTCGTGCCGGCAGGTATTGCCTGGCGGAGACTGACATAGAAACCGCCTACATAGCTTCTGTTACGGAACGCATGGTTAGGAAGTTCCAAAGTCACGTTCTCCGTGCCGACCGTTACGGCTACCGTAGGAAGGGTATTGAAATTAGCCCTTCCAATAGTAGGGAACAAGAAAGGAAATCCTGTAAAAAAGTTAGGCCACATAATTACCCCCTTTCTTACCGGAATTAACCCCAGTAGTTGTTACAACCACAACCGCCACGTCCATACATTGCATCACCGGCGTAAGCACCAAAAGCCGCAGCACGGAAACAATCTGTGTTGATGGCTTGAATATTAGGGTAAACAACCGGAACGGTGTTAGGCATCTTGCATTTTATTCCATCGACATCGGACTGCAATGCCTGCAAGCCTGCTGCCAAAGGAGCAATCTGTTGTCCTACTGAATTCAGGATAGTAGCATTCTGGTTACGTTGGGAGATTTCAGCAGTCAAAGTGGCTTTTTCTGCTGTAAGAGCCGCAATCTTGTCCTGCAATGCCTGGTTCTGCATGGCGTCCAGCTTTGCAAGGATAGCATTGGTATTGGCGGTCGCACCGTCACGCAATGAAAGTGCATTCTGATTGGCTGTGTTGACAAGCGCGTTGGTCTGATTGCACATCGCAAGCTGGTTCTCATAGCCCATCGTGGTAATGGCGTTCTGAGTCCTGCAGCAGCAATCTGCAATCTGAGTAAGAACAGCCTGATTTCCGGACTGGAATGCGTTGATGATTTGCTGGCTTGACATGCCCACCTGATTGCCCACATTGGCGATAAGTCCCTGGATGTTGCACAGGGCGCTCTGTAACTGTTGGGTAGAGCAGTTCAAAGAAGAAGCAAGCTGGTTGATGGCATTGCCATTGCCCTGAATGGCTGACATCAGGTATTCACGACCGACATCACCGTTAAGCTCGGCAGGCAGACCTCCACCATTGCCAAAGCGGTTGCCGAAGCCGTTGCCGCCCCAACAGAACCACAAAAGGATAATCCAGATGAACCACCACGAGCCGCCCCATTGGTCTTGGCTGCCACGTCCCTGATTCAGTAAAGCGAGAAGTCCGGGGTCTACACCCTTGCTTCCCATCAAGTTGGGCAACATAGCCATGATGTCGAATTTGCTTCCACCACCATTTCCGTTGTTCCCGTCTTGATTGAAGACATACGTTCTTTCCATAGAGATTTATATTTTGTATTACGGTCAAAATCAACCGCATCACAAAAGTATAAATACCGGTACTGCCATGAAATCAGTTGTTTCCCAACGCTTTCCTAATGTTTTCCCAATATATTCTCAACATTTTCCCGCCTTCCATACGTTCCTGGAAATTGGAAATCATGTAGTTTATCGCGCGTTTGGTCTTGTGGATTTTAGGAGCTATCTGTGAAGGGTACATTCCCCTTTCAACAAGCAACTGTACAAGCAGATAGCGGGCGTCTACGGTTTCCGTATCCTTATCCGAAGATAGTATTCGGCTGGCGGGTATTTCGGTCTCCTGCGCCACGAGATTGATTGTTTCGGCAAAGATTTCTGACTTACACATAGTTTTTCTGAATTTTATATTTATCTTTGCCCTGCCACATAAAATATTTGATTATATACGAACAAAGCATAAGATACCGTGTTGAAGATATTAAAGCCTCCAACGTGCGGTGTCTTATGCTTTTTTCAAATTTTTATGTGGCAATAATTATTTGAACGTTGGGGGCTTTCTTTTTACTCTAAGCCCCGAAAGAGTGTCAGCTACAAGCCAACTTCTACATCGTTAATTTCTTTCTTATCTTTATGGTGAGCCAAACAATTACGAACAAAACACATGTCAGATTTATCGAAATGCTGACACCACCGTAATTGATTTTAAATTTTTCCCACCACGACAGTTCCCTCTCTACCGGATAAGGTTTGGGCACTTCAATCCTTCTTATCTTTTCGATAAAATACGGCATTTTGACCGTTACCGTAGCATGAGGATAAATGCCCAATGAATGGTTCAATATCCCGTTGCTAAATGAAGCATAGCTGTAGGCATACGGATTGCGAAGGAATGACGTTGTATCGGCAACAGATACGCTGTCCTTGTACGGTATCAGCTTCTCTTGAAATGTAGTATCATGGAAAACCACACTGTCAAGAACCTTTGTCTCAACCGGCATATAAACAGTCCTCGTTCTACAGGAACACACCGTCAACACAAGAAACACTATATACACTAACTTCTTCATAACTTCAACAGATAATGATTAACAACCATGCCTACACATATTGCGACAGCTCCACACAGCAAGTCTGTTTTGTTCCACTTGCCGTTATAGTAGTGGCAACGGTCGCTGTTCTCCTTGATAAAGAGCATCAGCAGTGCAGTGCTGCCACCGAATACTATGGCGGTGAATAGATATACCACCACACCTAAGATGTTATTTTTCATATCAATAAACAATTAATAAAACACTACACTGTAGAACCACTGGCATCTGTCCATGAAGAACCGTTCCACCATATCGGCTTGTTTATATCTGTATCATAGTATTGAAAACCCTTATCCGCATTAGTAGGTCTATCTTCGGTCTTACCACTATTATTGGCAATATTTCCCAAAAAACTGATAGGGATTTTCTCTAACCCTTCAGGAAGTGAATTAGTAAATTTATAAGTTGCTATATTGTATTTAAGAGTACAGTTAAACAAATACGCTCCGCTTATATTACATTTTATAAAAATATTTTTATGTACTTTTTCTATATAAGCTTCAAATCCTTTTATGGCATTGGTGTAATTGGAAAGTACTCCCTGAACATTGCCATCACCGAAAGAATATAAATCCAAAATATTATTGGATTTATTTAAAGTATTCAGTAAGTTGAATACTATTCTGAATACACCGGGATTATCAGCGGAGTAATTTATTACAATGATATTATTCTTGACAAGAATTGTATGGTCATCAGACAATGTGCCAATTGACGATTGAAGCTTTTCTTCTATATCATCATCTGTAACCGATTCATTTGAAGTTATCCCCATCTCCTGATTTGACAATATGTTTTGAAAATCAGTATTCTTATATAGTCCAAAATGCCATATTGTTCTTGAATCTATATAGAATTTGTAATTCGAAACAGAAGCTATGTATAAATTATTATCATTTTTTTTCTTGATGATATATAAACCTGTTATAGTACTTTTAAAACTAACTATATCAGATATATTAGGCAAATGATCTTCAGTAGTATGCTTAATAAAAAACGGATATTCTACATTTGCCTCACTTATACAATGGGCTATTTCAACATGATAATCATAGCGACTGATAGTTCCTAATGTATATCCATTGGCAGTAGAACATATTTTTCCTATAATGTAATAAGTAGCCATTTTATTAGAATAAGTATTTTTTGATTAAATCCTCAACTTTTCCCAAATACAATTGTTTAGAATACCATGTACATATGAATTTGGGATTTAAATTGCCTGCAAAATGAAACAGACCTTTATTATACAAATGAATCAGAGGGGAATACTCCGTAAAATTTTTACCGTATTTTACGGTATTATCTGCCGGATTCCGCAATGTATAATAGCTTTCCGAAGCTCCACTCTCCGTTATTGAGTTTGCCACATACTTGCCATGGCTTGACATTGTATTATATAGCAAATTGAAGGGAGTGTATATATCCGTGTTCTCTTCTGTTGTAAATTCATCCTTTAACCCGAAAAATGGATATATATTTAACCCTTTATAGTCAAACTTATTGAATAAATCAAAGGGCATATTGGATTTGTCCCCCCTATACCCCGATATTCCGACCTTAAATCCCCAAGCCTTTATATCTGATATTAAAGACCTGGTTATATTACACATATCCTTATTCCTTTCATCTGTAGGCTCATACCACTCATTCAATATAAATATTGCATGTACGTCATTCTTTCCTACAAAATCTCTGGTTATATCCCTTACTTCATTTACGTAATTTCTATAAAATTCCACATTATCCCGTCCATTATAATCACCTCCATCTATATGGAATTTGACCGCTTCTATGTTTACGCCGTTAGCATGGAAATAATCATAAAAATTTTCCGGATAATCCCGTATAATATTCCCTTTCTCATCGTTATGTAAGGCAATAACTACCGTTATACCTATACATCCGCATGACTTAATGTAATTGATGAATTGTGTAGGTTGCTCCACCGGAGTTTCCTTAGACCAATACCCCACATTCAGAGTCAGTATCGTATCATTTTTCTGCTGGAGCTTAGAATATGGATTTATTGGAAATTTGTCTACAAAATTATTGTCTATATCGCATTTAAGTTCATTTGAATAATCCGGGGTATCTGAATTTATACACCTGACATAACCAATGGAAGTCAACTTGCCATTACTCAAACTTCCCCCGTCAAATTTCAAAATGCAGTTTTTGGGAATAGTGATTTGAGCACCATTTAAATCAAAATCATACCTGATTTCATATATAGTATCAGGCTGATTTATCATTTCCTGGGTAAGAATATTCTTTCTACCAACAATATTCCTACGCAATATCTTATACCCCTTGCCGCTGAATCTGTCAGGACTAAAAGTACGGTCGGCAAATTTTAAAACACTTAAGCTTTCCCCCTTGTCTACGGATACAAGATCTTCGTCGTCCGCAAGATTATTTATTGTACCGCCACCACTTGCGTTAATAAATTGCTTGGTTGATTCGGACAGCATATCAGGGATAACACGCTGGGAACTGAAATTTGAAATAGCATCGCTTTCAACTTCCTTTATTTTACTGATTGCTTCATCTCTAATGTCAGTCAATTTATCTTCATTTGATTTCCAGTTCTCGATATTTTCAAATGCTCCACCTGCAAATTCCCACGTCTCCACAAGTCCGCTATTGTTCAAGAATGACACTTTTAGCCCGGCTATTCTTATAGCTTCCGGAACTTGAACAATAGCACCTTCTAATGTATATTTATTGCCACCATCAATTCCAGATGAAGGATGATGAATGGAAACATTATACTCGGTTATATAGCTCATATATCCACCTTTTCCGGAGCTAATGAAACTCTTTAGGGCGTTAGGGGTGATAGAACCGTTTTCTCTGTCTTCTTGAAATGGAAACTGCTCATTACCAGTCAAAACGTCTCTTTTGGGGAGTTGTCCAATTTGTTGTCCTTTTTCTATTTTCTCTTCCATACTACTATTTATTTTTACTTGTAAGCAATATCGGCTCTTCATCGGTCAGCAACAATGGAGCGTCATTGGCTAATAATAAATACCCTTCATCAGGAAATGGATGCGGCTTATTTCCGCCAGCACCGGGAAACCCTATGGTAAGTATGCTGATTACGGGAATGCCGATTATAGGAATGCTGATGTGAGGGATAGTGATTGGTTTCATAAGGCTATCCCTCTTTAATCATTTTCGCTTCTGACACTTTCGTAGCACTTCTTATTGTAATTTCCATACCTGCCGCTATGCCAATAAGACGAAATATCACATTGGAAGGACCTAAGGCTTGATTGGCATTTGGGAAAAGCGGGATAGGATTCATGCCCTCGATATTGGCAAATACAGTCACCATTCCGCCCTTGTTCTTTATCTGTATGGTAACGGGATTACCGTCACTGACAAACGTTGCGTAATACGCTGTTTTGCCTTCTTCTTGTTGAAATGATAAAACTTCTGCTGCCATGATGTTTACTTTTTAGAGTTTCAATACTTGGTTTCTGTTCCCTTCTCTTCGGTGGCTGACGTGTACCCATGAGAAGTTTTTCTCATCAATAACCTGGTCAAATGGAAGTTTCAATTCTTGTATAAGATTAAACAGTCTTTTGTTCTCTTTCGGGGTATTTGGAGTACCGACAATATCGGCAGCACACCCGTTCATGTGGTCGCTCGTTTTAGAGCCGCCTACCGCTTTATTCAGAACAGGGCAACGGTATCCGCTTGTCACTGTGATAGGTTTTCCGTAAGCCTCTCTTAACGGGTCGAGGACATTGTCAACCAACGCTTGTGCATTGGGAAGCAGTTCTTGCGGCAATCTGTTATCTATAGCTTTCTTATCAGCCGTTTCGCTTTTAACCAGTTCTGCAATTGTAAAGTATCTCATGTTATTCCTCCTTTCTAAAATATTTGTCATAAACTAAACGAGCCACCCATCCGGCAACAACACCGACACCGAATGATACAACAGTAGTCAGGTTCACCCAAAACGGTGTGTAGTGCATGTAAAGCATAACTCCCACGATGATAGCGATAACAATCGCTGCGATAATCAGTTTCTTTTTCATTTTGTTACTCCTTATCTTTAGTTATTATTTCACTCATATCTTCTTTCTCGACATCGAGCACTTTCTTTCCGAACAATCCCAACGCTTTCAGTAAGTTGAAATTATATCCCTTTGGCTTCAAGATATTGCTTATGATAGAGCAGAACTCTATGAAGCAGACAAACAAGCATGAATACACATCAATATTCCATTTATTGCCGGAAGCAATGTTTATCATCACCACCATACAAACAAAGGCAAAGTATGTCACCATTTTACCCATAGTACGGCGCACAGCACTTGAAAACCGAAATTCTTCACCCAATAGCAGGCATTTCCTTATCCCGAACATCAAATCGCATACAACGACTGAAAATGTTACTATCAGCCACGGTATCATGTGTTCCAATGACTGCATAATAAAGCTACTCGCTATTACTGAAAATCCCCCAGGTATGCTTTGGGTAATAATGTTATTCTTCATCTTATCGTTATTTGTCAATTATTCCTATCTTTGTGTCTCTTATCAAATAAGCGAACTACTGTCATTCCGTTTTGCTCGTGAGAGTAGGACGGGATTTTCATATCTTACCGTAATAGCGGAACCATGCACCCCATTTACGTTCTTTCAAGTAGTTCGGATTGTCCTGGTTGAGTTTGGCTTCCATCTCAAATGCGCTCGCTCGATAGGCGTTGGCGTTTACCTTACCGCTGCCTATTATGTTGTCTGTAAACAGGTGGTATACGAAGCTTACAAACCATTCTGCCAAATAAAGAATGTAGTAGAATAGTGGGATAAGGAGCAACCACCACGCACTGACATAGAACGCCAGCAATACAGACGGGATAGCCGCTATCTCCATGCACTCGAAGAACTGTTTCTGATGTATCCGTTCATGACGGATAGTCGTTTCGGACAGTTCTTTCAGCTTCGTAAGGATGAAGCCGAAGAACATTATCGTTGTGTAGTTACCAAACAAAATCATTTTGGCGAGCCAGTTTTCATAAAATACTTTTACTCTCATAATCAAATAAGTTAAATTCAATTCTTATAATTACTTTCTTATATAATTATAGCTGTATAATTTACCATCAATTTTAAATTCAGTAAGCATCGTTGGAGTATTCATTTCGTTGATAATATAACGAGGAGCACACATACCAATCAGAGCAGCATAATTACCGTTGTTTATAACACCACCGTAAACACCAGGAACTACTTGCTCATTAAGAGGACAAACTCTAAAACCGCTATCTGCACCAGCTAATACAATTCTATATTCAAAACTTTCTATATATTTTGAAAAGTATAGGTTACTTGTATAATTTTTAGGGTCTCCAACATAAGGCAAATCAATATATTGTTGAAGAGTAATAGGATTAAAATTATACTCACCAACACAAGGATAAGAATAGCCGGCATAAACAACATTATTACCGATATTAAGCAAATCAATATTTTTATTTCCAACAGCAAGATTACTAATAGGTGTAGTTTCAATTTTAACCATATCTAACTATCTCCATTTTTTAATATCAGGGTTTATATTTCCGCTCTAAATTCTTATCTCTCATATCAAGCATCTGTTATAGCATACATTGTATATTCGTTTTTAGTACCGGTATTATCATATTCAGATTTAGTACGTTTAACAACTCTTTGAAGATTATCAGATACAAGAATATCTTCAATAAAAAGTCTATCATCACTTTTATCGTCATCAAATAAGTTTAATGCTATTGCTATTCGTTTAGAAACAGGTCCCTGAGAAGTATAATAACTAATATTAAATTCTATTTCATATCTTTCTTCATCAGTATAATAAGCATAAACAGAAGAAAGTTCTATACAATTTCTATAGCTTGAGTAACTATGTATATAATATTTAGTATGGTTATTGCAAATATCTATAATCATATTCTTAATAACATCAGTAGAACCAAATATTTTAACAACATGGTCATAAGCTTCTGTATCCCATATGTTTTTATTGATAGTTAACAAAGAACCATCGGCAACATCAATAACCTTACCATAACCGATATTATCCGCATACTCCTTCGTTGCTATATTCGCCACTATTCCCGCAGGGGTTTCAGTAGTTGGACTAACACTTTGGTCGCCTGGTGCATATGTATCAGTATGAAGAATAACTTTTGCTTCATGAGAAGCATAAAAGTGGTATTTACCACCACCTCGTACAAAAACATAGCATGTATCAAAGTGGCTCAAATTACCTAAACCCCTCACAGGGTCTATATCTGTATGAAGGAAATCTGATAAGTATATAGTAGTCTTGCTATCACGATTAACACCCCAAGCATACGGAGCAAATTCCCAAATTTTGCGAGTAGAAAATCCTCTCTCATGTGTAGACCATGACGGTTTTGTACCGCTATCTAATGATACCAGCACTTCTACTCGTATGTTCATTCTTTCTCCAGCGGCAATCGTAACCGGATACCACGTATTCTCATCCAACCCAGAAGTGTCAATCTCTGTAAACTGCATCATGTAGCCAACACTACGAGCGCTTGAAATGCTGTCATCGACATATTTCTTATCAGAAACTTCCGCCCAATCCCCATTCTTACGACCGTATGCCTTTCCATCAGTTGGCGCCTCGTCTATACCGCCTATCTTACCCTGGTTTACCCATTCACCATTACTTGCAGATAACGGAGTGCCATCCGATAATAATAAATACCTTCTATCAGGGGATGGGTCCGGGTTATTTCCGCCAGCAGAACTTACCCATGCGTAGTAATCATAAGGGGCTTCCGTGCCTACAGCCATGAACCCGTCAACTGCCGAACCATCGGGAACGGCGGATTTCAAGGCTTCAAGGGTATCGTATTCGCCAGCCACCTTAAATGATTTCCCTGGTTCTCCTTGTATACCTGGCTCGCCTTGTTCTCCTTTCAAAAATTCTAAAGGATAATTGACCACAGAAGCTTCACTGTTGCTTCCTGAAGGTTTAAATGCAGGTAATGATGTTACATCATCCGCTTTGTCCGCATTCGGTACTTCATTAACTCCTATGGAGCTAGCCATAAGGCGGGCAACTATTTCTTGATAATCCTGTTCTGTCCAAGCCATAATTATTCCTGTTTATCGGCTACTTCTTCCGGTTGATTGTTGATAGCACGATTGAGCGCGTCAATGAAGAAAGGTTTGCAAAAAGCATTTGCATGCTCTTGTATCAGGGCCACTTCTTCATCACTATACTCTGTCTCTTCATTGGAGTTGTATATCTTCAAAGCGAGTGCATGTGATGCGATACCGTTACCGTTCCGGTATAATACATTCGCAAAATTCTCTCTACAATCTATATTTTCACAATGCTTACGGGTAATGTCCGTAGCAATCAGTAATTGTTTAAAATTTATCTTTTTCATGAGCTTGGGTATGATTTAGTTAATCTTCCATCTTTATAAAAAGAAAGTCCGTCGATGCCAAGAGACACTTGGTATCTTGACCCACTTAAATTTGAAATCATTGACAATGACCCTGCAAAAAGGGTTGTAGACGCAGTTAAGTTGCCATTACTTGCTATATTGTCTAATTTTAATCTTGGGTAAGTAACAGAAGTACCTCCGCCTCCACTATTAAGGAATGAAATTCCACCCACATCATATCCTTTTGAATTATAAAATTTTAGGCTGTTTGAATTTGGGTTTATTTCTATTTTTGTACCTGACGAAGCGGTTGATATTTTGCCAACAATGCTAACATTCCCATTTTCGTCTATCACCAAAGAGTTGTTAGGAGTTCTTACATTTTTAAACACCCCGCTGTCTGCATTTATCTCTCCTTCAAAATATCCACCAATAGCCTTTATTGTCCCGTCTGCCTGAATAGACACATTCCCGTTGGCGGATATATCTCCGGTAAAGTATATGTTTTTGGAAACCACGGAAATGTTATCAAGTGCCACATTGATTTCTGAACCTAATCCGTCTTTTTTGACATATAATTTAAGTTCATCGGTAACTCCATTGATGTCCAGCCCCAACTGCGTTACATCTTCCTCTATTTTTGTAACAGACAATTTGAGGTTTTCCGCTGTCTGCTCAATCTGTGAGAACCTTTGATTGTTACTTTCAGAAAGCTCCTTTACTTCCAACCTGATACTTTCCGCTGTCTGCTTTATTTCGGAACTTAATTTAGTATACAAATCCTCAAATGCGTTTTCGGCAAGAGCCAGCGAATGTATATATATATCCCCCGTGAACTTCAACTCAAAATCGCCCGTTCCGTCCCATGTGCCGGAATACTCCTTCATTGCGTATTCCTCACCTGGTTCAAGACGTTCGGTGAAATGCAGGTTCTGACCGGAAAATCCTATTGTCAGCGTTCCGGCTGTAGCTACCTTATACCGGAAAGAGATAAAGAACTTCTTCGGTTCTTCCCCTTCCTCATAGGTCGGTTTATTGGCTAAATCCGCATTGGACTGTTTTATTCCGGAAGAAAGGATACGAAGCACGTTTCTATCCCCGTCTCTGATAATGGCAGCCATAGCATCCTTACGGGAATAGAACTCCCCATTCACTAATAAGAACTTTCCGTTCACAGTAAAGAAACGAACATCGTTCTTTGTCTCCCAACCGTTCGTATTGCTTGCAAATGATGCGTTATACAGATAATTATCCTTTGCCTGTACCTCGTCAAGCACTTTGGAGATTTCAGAGTAAATCAAATCTTCCAATATCTTGAACTGGGTCATAATGTTTATTCCCGTTTTCAAGATAAAGTCTCCCATGAACTTGTTGCCTTGCGGACTGATAACCGTCACTTCCTTGCCTGCTAAAGAATAGGAATCTATCCCGGCATACTGATGGATACTCGGTGCATCATCGCCATACACAGACAATGTTATTGCATTCTGACGCTTCTTGTCCGTTCTGTTTCCGAGCTGTACAAGACTATCACCTTCCTGCGGTATGTCGCTGTTTGCATCACAGTCCGTCTTGCTAAGGTCTATGTAGTCCTCGCCAACACCTACGCATAGGCGCCAATAGTAACGGTTGGATACATTCTCGTAGACACCCGGCTTGATATTGAAGTCTTGAAAACGTATCTGGTCACCTTCCTTGAACGGGTTCTCGATAGCCGTTTCTCCATCATCCACCAAAAGATAGCAACGCCAAAAATCCTCGTGTTCTTCCACCTTTCCGCATTTCATTCCGGCAGCGGTGAACATGTAGTTTCCGCCTGCATAAGAGAGCTTCTTTATCTCCAACTCGGAGAACATCGCCTTAATACGCACAAAGAGTTCGTCCACTTCAATATAGGATTTACCCGTCTTGCTGTCTACTTTAATAACAAAGCCTTCACCGAGAGCACCGGAAGAAAAGTTCATGGACTGGATGTAGTCTGAAAACAATCCACCTAAGAACTTTATTAAAAATCCAGCTTCGTCCGGTCTGTCTTTTCTTATAAAGAACTTGGATAAAGCCTCTATATCAAGAGCCTTAAAGTAGACAATTCGGTCGGCGGAAGTCCTGATGAACAGTGCTGGGTCGGCATCTGCGACGCATATATATATTTCCCCGAGATTCAGACCTTGTAAATGCTCTTCATCACTCGGAGATAAAGCAGGGGGAGCTGCCTGATTGTTTTCATTAAGAGCATCACCAAACCATAATATTTTACTAAGCCTTTTTTTCATACCTCAACCTTATCAACATTAGTAAATGCAGCTTTTTCTGCGCTGAATTGCAACATCTCTCCATCTTTGGCGTGGTCTATCAGGAATGCAGGGAAAGAGGCGGAAGAACCAGCTTCAGGAGAGCCGCCAATACCTGCAATATCGTTATTCTGCAATTCAAGAGCCATATTTATATGGAACAGCTGGCTATCTTCAATAACTTGCGTCATTTCCGGAACAGAACTTTCCGAACGGACATATCTTGTCCCGTCAATTTCCACCATAGAAAGGCATAAAATACGGTTTATGTGTTTTGCAAACCAATAAGGGACACCGTTTGAATTTCCTATTGTAAGATTATATACATCATAAGGTACTGCGTATAATTCTTCTATCTCTTGCATTTGGTTGCGATATTGCTCATTATCTATTCGAGGGGAATATCCTCCAGGTTTAAATCCTGCTTCCACACGAAAATTAAATACTTGCTGAATATCATCTACCCAAAATATGTTATCAAAAGCGGAGTTATTGCTTTTATGGGAATAACGGATAAGCACAGTTTCCTCTAACAAGTCATCAGAGGAGCATACGATAAAAGGTTCTGATGTATCTTCGTTGATTGTAACCGTATATACGGCATCCTCCAAGTCTCGAAGAATGGCGTAATACATCACTACATTGTCATTATGATTATATGTGGAAAGTGATATTGGTGTAGAATTTCCTGCGGCAAGATTGTTCAGGCTCGCTGAAACTTCCTCAGAAGCATTAGTGAATACCTGTATATGGATTTTATCAGAAGCGTGGAACTTCTGAATATAGTCCATATCAAGCCCAAACTTATCTTTTACAGGTGAGAAAAAAAGAGGGCAAACATCACCAACTTTTACCATGTCTTTTCGTCCTTTTATAGTGACGTGCAACTTCACACATCATGCGCAAATATACATACTATTTAGACCAATTCCAAATAATACCTTATAAAATAACGAGTGCCTGATAGACTTATATGGAATCTCCTCATCTATTAATCCACACTCTTGACTATCAAATAATATTTTACCGCTTCCGGTCGTCCATAATTATAGCTTGCACTTTTTACGTAGCCTTTATAAATATGTCCGTTCTTTTCCACCCGAATGTAACCCGTCAAGTCTGACGGTATTTCCAAATCTCCGGTCTTGACGGAAAGTTCTCCTACTGTGAACAGTTTGTTTCCCAATACAATACTCGACCTTTCGCTAACTCCATTGATTGTCACATCACTGTTACCGTCAGATGATGTAAACTCCAACGCGTTGGCAAAAGCACCTATATACCTTGCGTTTGCTTCAATCATAAACCTTTGGGAATACATGGCATTGAACATAGTAGAAGGAGATATGACACCGGATATTGTATATCCATCCCTTACAAGCTTGTATTTTTCTCCGTCAAGTGATGCTCCAACAAAGAATATATCATTATCACTGTCGCTGTCAGTCGTATCTTCACCTCTTTTTTCCGCAAGAAATTCCATACCATAAGCATCGGCTCTATATGGGCTAACTAATTCCAATACGTTATCTGTCAATGTAATGCCGGTGGTGTATTCATTGGTAAAGCGGAATTCATCGCGACCATTTACACTATCGTAATCCTGTTTGTCATACCCGACTTTTACCCCCGAATAAACCAGTCCGGCATTCACATTGTATTCCAAATCGGAAGTGCTGTCCTGCAAGTCCTTTATTTCTGTATCTTGGAATAAAGTATCACGATGAACAAATGTCACCTTCTCGTCACCGATTACAGGGACAAACCCAAATTCCGCGCTCATCCAATTGGCGAATTTGGTATAAGATGTATATATTTTGGCATTGGGAAGTCCTCGTATGCTTTCTGCCGGAACTATCATCGCCATGTCTAAACGCTCATCTACTCCGGTGGCGATTTCACCCGTTACATTGTTCTTATCAGTTATAGACCTCAGTAAACGGTTAAGCAATACTTTAGGACTGATACAATCTATTTTTACAGATTTTCCACGCTCGGAAAAACTTATATTTAACGGTGTGTCAAGACTGTTGAATTTAAAATTAACGGGAAATTTTTGATATATAGGGTCAGATTTTGCAAGTGCTATATTGAAATTAATCATCTCACCTGGAGATATTGTCAAATTCTCATCAATATCGACAGTGTATGTATTAAATGTTTGAATTGTAGCGGATTGATAATATATTTTAAGCTCTTTACTATTTTCATTATAAGAGGAAAGCCGTATATATATCGGGAAGGATACGCCTGGTCTCTGATACGTAATGAATACACTGAATTTTACTTTTATCCGTATGGTCAAATCCCTGTCAGATATATTTTTGAACAGATATTCTCCGAATAGACTTTCCGTACTTTCAAATCGGTTTTCAGCCGTATCAAAAACCTCTACAATGTCCTTTGTCGCAATTTCCGGTTGTCCTAACATATAAAAAGGAATAGTATAATAAGCATTAGGATAAGCAGTCATTACATGGGAAACATTAGGCTCCTCTGCGTCACTTGGTATAGACCATTTTATATCACTGTTCATTAACAATCTGTCATAATCCAAAGGTTGGGACTCCTTTATTTCTTTTACCGGGTATTCATACTGCGTGCCTTTCTTTGCCTTAATCAAGCTTGCGAGACTGTTGTCGACGGCATTTATTTCGCACGTCGTATCATTGTAGGAAAATGTAGAGTAGTCCAAAGCGCATCTGAACTTTTCATTTAACAGCCATGAGTTATTCCTGGTATAAAACACGAGTGTTGCAGATGAGTTCAGGTAATTCGACAAATATTCTTTCAGCAATAGCGAATAAGCGCCGTTGGCAAACTCAAATTTTGTGGAAAAACTACGAACAACTCCGTCATAATCCCCTCTCTTGAAAGACATCTCTACATCGTCCCAATTAACAAGCTCATTTGTGGCGTCATATGTCATTCCGCCTATCAACAGTTCACATCTGTAATACATATCTATTTCTTTTTTGAAGTTGAACGTATCATAGCATCTATGTCATCACACATACGTTTGATCATATAGGCATATTCTTTGGCGGAGAACGTGTTTTCATCAATGTGCATTTTTACATGAGACATTAAAGAAACGCGTTCTTTGGTAAAATATTCCCTATCCATTTTTATTTTCCCTATATCAGGAGATGTTTCCTGCAATTTTGCAAGGCGGTAGTTGTCAGAAGCGGAAACGCTGCTTATCCGGTTCTTTATCTTATCATGTTCGTCCTCTCTGAATTTATAACCCAAAGCAGACATGACTTCTACAGCATCACTCCAGTTTCCGGAAGAAATGAGTTCCTGACATATGGCAAGGCAATTTAATCGGATCTGAATTTTCAGCACTTCATTTTTCCGGTTTATTTGGGCGGAAACAGACTTTCCCCCTATTATTGATAAGTATTCATTGCATAGCTTCTCAGCTGCTAAAGCCTTTTCTCTGATACTATATCTTCCGCCTTGAACAACCTTATCAATATCCCCCAGGAATATGTCTATAAAGCGGGAAAGGCATATTTTGTTTAAGTCATTATATATCATATCTTATACTCTGCTTGAAATCCAATTGTAATCCGCAATATGGTTGGCTTTCTTCATAATCCGACCAATGTTCTGCAATTGTTTGGTATTGCTTTCCATCTTTCTTTCAAGTCGGCTGTAATCGTTGTTTACATTAACAACAATCCCCTCTTCTCTCATATTCTTTAGCTTTTGTTCCAATAAACCATAATCAGAAGTAAGCCCGCTACGGTCATAGATATATGACAAATCAGGAATTACCTGCGCATGCGCCGGAAGGTCTACCAATGTCGGCTTATCAGGAGTGATAAAAAGCCCGTTATTAGTTACGATACCCTCTTTCTTGCCGCCATCACCTACTATTGCCAAACCGCCGGGATGGTCTTTTGTTCCTTTGGCGTATTTGGGAATGGGTTGGGCTGCTATTAGGGCTACTTGGGCGGCTCCCATAGCACCGACTAATGCAGCAAGAACTAAATTTGGAAGTGCTTTTGTCACAGCTAAAGCGGTTGCTATTCCTGCCTGAACAATAGAATTTGCTTTATCCCATTTGGCTTGCTTCTCTTGTAATGCAGCTTTTTTCTTTTCCAGCTCTGCATTTTTGGCGGCTGTCTTATCTTCGGCTGCACGTTTGCGAGCTTCTGCCTCTTCGGTGGAAATTGCACCATTTTCTTCAAGGGCTTCTATACGTTCTATTTCTTTATCGTATGCTTCATCGTTGGCTTCTTGTTCTTTTTCAATATTTTCTATTCGAGCATCGTATATATCAGTCATTAACGAAGTGATACCAAATACGATTTTTTCTACGCTTTTTAAGATGTATCCAAAACTTTTTATCACATCTTCTGCCGTTCCTTTAAAAGTCAATTTTCCTTTCTCCGCTACACCCACCATTATATCAGATAATCCCTCAAATATTCCTGCCGTTTCACCAAGAGTATCTCTTGCCGCATCATTCATTTCTGATAGACCACTCTTGAATTTGTCTATCCATTCTTTTTGTTTTTTATTGGCATCGTCATTATTCAGTTCATCTATTTGCGCTTGAATTTTATTAATCCTTTCTTGTAATTCCTTAGCCTTTTCACTGTTAATATCAACAAGGGCCATTTCTGCTTTTGCTTCCGCAAGAAGAGTCTGGAGACGCGCCTTAGCATACTTAACCCCAATATCATATAATTTCTTTTCGTAATCCTCTTTGCTTATTTCGCCATTTGCATATTGTTTTTTTATGATATTAGCTTCTTTCAAAGCGGATGTTTCCTGCTCGTTTACCACCTTATCAGTATTTGCCTCAATCAACCCAATTCTTTCTTGGAGGTTTCGCATTATGAGAGAATTTTCCCGTTGCATGTACTTCATGCGTATCGCCACAACATCCTCTCCATTCTTTTCAGCGTCCTTTATTTCCGCATCACGCATCATATTATTGAGTTGTATTTGGAGATTAAGCCTTTTGTCTAATTCTTCATTCGAGTTTTCTCCAATGGAAGCCAATCTGTTTTCAAGATTTGTTTTTTCTATTTCAAGCAGTTCCTTATCGTATTTATCGTTTATTTCCGCAATGGCTTTTCCTTTCAGCGTTTCAAGATTTTTCCGAAGCTCTATTTCTTCGTCTGTCCTACCCTTTATCTCTTTAATCCTATCATCGTATTCCTTACTGATTTCAGCTATTTCTCTTTCTCTACCATCAGCTATCAATTCTATTTTAGATTTGGATAAATCCTCTGTTATCCTCTTGATATATTCAGCGTATTCTTCCGCTTTCTTTTTTTCATCGTCATAAGCTTTATTATTTTTACCCGGGTCATTAACCAATGCTTTTACATCTACTAATTTTTCCAAATCATTCATTTGGTTCTTATACTGAATACTTTGCTCTTTTAAGGCTTTCAAAGTTGCTTCTTCCGCTTCAAGTTTCTTTTTTGCATCTATACCTGCTTCTGTTCTCGATAATCCCGTATCTACAAACTTTTGATATTCTGCACGTGCTTTTTCGACAGTATAAACTTGATTAAGCCGTTTAAACTCGGTTTCCTCGTAATTTGTTGCGGCTTTTGTCACTTCATTCATTACCCGTTTAGCTTTGGCAGTAGCGATAATCTGTGCTGTTAATAATCTATATGCGTCTTTTGCATTCCCCGTCATTATTTGTTCTTTTGTATAATTATCAAATAATTTAGGGAAAGTACTTTTTAATTCATTTGCGGCTACGATACGCTCTTCCATAGCTTTTTTATTGTCGGTAGCAGCCTTATATAATAGTTCTAATTTGATACGTTCTTCTATTGTATCACGAATAGCTCCTTTTTGAGCTATCCTTAATTTGTCTTGAACGGAAATTATTTCATCCAATGCCTTCTTTCCTCTAAACAAACTCGCAACCCAATCTATAATCTCCGAACTATATGCAGACAATAATGTTATACCTATTACAAGTGCTGATTGCCAAGAAAATAAACTGCCAAGAAGTTGTTTCCATACCGGAATCGCAGTTTGTCCTTCGGATTTCATCCGCTTAAACTCTTCATTTGCTCTTTTTAATTCATCCACAAACATTGGCAAGTTGTTGGATATGGCAAGGAAGAATTGATTGAAACTCATTGTCAAAGACGGTAACTCTCGCAATAACTGCTGCGTCTGAACATTAAGCCCATTCCAAGAGGACGCATAATTACCTACATTCCTTTGATAATTCCCAAATTGAGAGTCAATTTCTTTCAACTTATTATTCAAAGCATTGGCTTGCGCTATCAAATTCTTCCCGACACTACTTTCCCGGTCAGCTTCACTCAACGCCTTATACCTTTTCTGCAATTCAAGCATGGCGGCATTCATTTCATAATAACTGCCGGAAGCTGAAATAATTGCCGTGGAATGATTTTTTATCAAAGCCGAATATTGTTGATTTTGCGCCATCAATTCAGTACGCCTCTGCTTTAATAGCGAAGACTGCTTTATATATTCAGACAAAGTTATTTCCCCATCTTTATAAGATTTTCCAAGAGCTTTAATATCTGCATCAATCTTTTTCATAGCCTCTTTATTGGCTATGGTATCAGCCGTCAACTTAGTAACTTCGCCATCATATGCCTGTACGGTGTCGATTATGGCGGCATAGTTCATATTTGCCGCCTGCAATTGAGTGGATGCCTGGCTTATTATATTACTTGCTGTTTGGGTGCTTTTAGCCGCATTATCCTGCGCCGAAGACACCTGGTTGGATGCGGAAGATAATCCGGCAAGCATATCACTTGCATTCTTGATATTTTTGGCGGACTGTTCGAACAAAAGGTTTAACTTTTGCAAAGATGACATTGAATTTAGTTGCTGGGATACTTGACGTAGCACGGTAAGTTGTTTTGCCTGAATAGATGCCATATTTTCTTGCGTCTTATTCAATTTCTCCAACAGCGAGGTATAATTACGTGCTTTTTGGGAAAGTTCATCAAATGTTTTGGGATTAGTTTTTACTCCTTGCGCCAACTCCTTAGCAAGCTCCACATAAGACCCTTTTGTACTATCAAATTCAAGACGGAGTTCCTTTAATTGTTGTACGGCTTTTTTGTCGACTAAATCGGTAATTATAAATTCGTTTGCCATAAGTCCTAATATTGAGTGCCATGCAACATCACATGGTGATACAAAGATATTGAATTATTTAGAATTTTCTAAATAAGAAAGGCAAAAATGAAAATCAGAAAAGGGAAGAGAAAAAGAAAAAGCCAGACATTACATCTGGCTTTATTATTTGGTAATAACCTAAGTAAGGCGATAAAACGGAATTATATATAGATATTTTTTATTTACCAATCGTCATTTTCATTTCCCACCAGTCCGTTTTTAACCACTTCCTCAATCTTATCCATAATAACGTTTGAGTAGGCATGAGCCATAACCAATGCCTTGGAGGATGTTTTTTTTGCTTTATGCTTATCTTTTTCTGCGAATGGATAACACGTATCAATAGGCCATTTTTCTATATTTGTTTGCGGTCTTTGAGTTCCATCTGAAAATGCAGATATTATTCCACCTCCTATAACTTTTATAATATTATAATATTGAAGGGTATAAGTAATACGTATCTTAGTATCTTTTATGTCAACTTTTATAATAGGAGTAATACTCACCTTGTATCGGCTCATTCCTCCTAAGTGTTCGGATATACCATCCACAAACCCTTCTCCAATTATAGTTCCTAATTCCTTATCATTTAATTTTATTACAGAATTTGCGTCATTAAATGTTGCAGTAAACCAATAATTCAGAATTACATATAATTGTTCTTTTGTGGCTTTTCCACAATCTACTATTTGTGTATAGGTTAAAGAATTGTTTTTATCAAGAGTTAATTGAGATGAGAGCGTTTCTGCTGCTTCAACCCAACTATCCCCATATTTCTCCTTTGCATATTTTTCCAATTCCTCAGCCCTCATAACTTGGGCGTTCACCGATATACAACTCCATAAAACAATAATTACAAATAAAATCTTTTTCATAATCAATATAATTTTAAGTTTTATTTGCAAAATAACCTCAAATAAAGCATTCTGACAATATATTCTACTGAAATCTTCATAATTTATACTCCATCTAAATAACGCAAATCCTTTGCAGATTAACAAAATGTTCGTATCTTTGCAGTGTTCAAATTATCGCGGTGCAAAGCCGCAAACATAGCGGCATTTTTTGTGCCCATACATAAAGTAGTCTTTAAAATATAAAGATATAACTGCGCCGTGTCGTGGAGTAGAAATACCCACGGAGTTTGCGATAAACTTGAACAACACGTAGCGCAGTTTTTTTATTGTTCAAATTATCGTTATGGAAGAATTAAAACTATTCCAATCGCCCATTTTCGGGCAAGTACGTACCGTGGTAATAAACGGTCAAGTAATGTTTGCTGCAACAGATGTTGCAAAATGCTTAGGATATGCGAATCCACGTGATGCGATTTCAAAACATTGTAAATCAGACGGGGTCGCGTTTTGCGACGGGGTGGTTAAAACTGGTCAGAGGAAAGACGGTACTATCTATGAACAAACAGGAGAAATCAAAATAATCACAAAAGGTAACTTAATCCGTTTAGTTGCCAATTCAGAACTTCCGCAAGCTGAAGAAGTCGAAAGTTGGATTTTCGATGAAGTTATTCCTACCGTATTAGAAACAGGCGGCTACATTGCCACCAAGCAGGACGACACTCCCGAAGAAATCATGGCACGTGCTCTGACCATCGCACAAGCCACCCTTGCCAAGAGAGAGGAACGGCTAAAGCAACTTGAAGCACAAGCTGAACAACAGCAAGCCACTATTGAGATTCAGACAGAGGAAATCAAGAAATCCGCTCCAAAAGTCAGCTACTACGACAACCACTTGCAGAGTGTGAACACACAGACGAGTACACAAGCTGCCAAGCAGATAGGAATGGATGCTGAAAAGCTGCACAAGAAGTTGAAAGAAATCGGTGTCATTTACCGTCAGTCGGGACAATGGCTTTTGCATTCGCCTTACTCTACTTGGGGACTGCATTCTACCCGCACACAGACATACACACGCTCGGACGGTTCGACAGGAACAAGTGTATATACGGTATGGACTACCAAAGGTGTGCGTTTCATTATTGCTCTATATGAAAATGATTGGAACGTGAAGAAAGCCATCAAGCAGATAAAAGGAGAATTAGAACCCGCTGCGTAATCTAAAGTTTATAAACCAACTACTTGTGTTATCCGCATTTATGCGGACGGATATAACTATACCCAAAAATATATTGCCACATAACCAAGCATAGATGCACGTTGAGGTTTCGACCAACGTTCACGTTATGATACCCCGTCAGCAATACGGCTGGCGGGCAGATGGCAGAAATAACGACTAAAACAAATATTCATCTATTATGGAAATCAGCACAGCAATGATGCAACACATCCTCCGATTGACGGAAGGATATACGGATTTATTGAACGAACTTAAGGAAGTCAAGGCGGAACTTGCAGAACTCAAAGGAGAAAAGCCCAAGAAGCCGACAATTCATGAAACCAAATACCCACACATGAGTATAATAACCAGGAAATGATTGTATAAGGCGGGAGTTATCCCGCCTTTGTTCTGTTTTTAATATTTTTCAATTTAAAGGCAGAAAAATTACGGGGGTTATACAAAAAACAGTGTTCTTTTTTTAATATCAGAACCAAACATATTCAATCAGTTTCCCGTTGAACATTTCGCCTCTTGGGCAAAAATTGAAAACCCCGTCTTTCTCATAAAGGATATATACTTTCCCCTCCATCTTTGCGGCTTTTCTTGCAAGCGAACGCATCTTAGCTATATCTGCCATTCTCTTTTTGTTTTCACACGCACATCCCATTATAAACCGAATTTTCTAAAATAATCCGCAATGCCTTGCTTTATATGCCTTTCCATGAATGCCTTTCTCGCATAAGAACCGACCTTGTAAATCGCCTGTCCGTATTTCTTTTCTATATCACCGCTAAAGCTTATCCCCACACTTTCAATCCTTAGCCCCTTATCTATCGGTACGGCTGTAATAGAATCGTGAAATTCACCCGTAATTATCAGGTTTGGCGTCCCTTTTGAACTTACAGGAGCGTTTATCAGCGAAGAATACATAAGCGGGGCTACCCTTTGCTTGAAAGCTGCATAGCCTTTGGCGTTCTTATACCAATACCCCGCTTCTTTGGTATTGAAATACGGGTCATTAAGGTAAGTAGGGCGTAATGGTTTATCATTTCCGTTAATACCTGACCATAGTTGTTCTACAATATATTGGGAAACTTCTTCTCTGTTTTTTACCATAATATCCCGTATCATCGGTTCAAATCCGGTAGCAAACCGTCTGAAATTTTCTTCTGCTTCAATAATGTTAGCCATAGTCAAGACAATTTAGGGGCGAATGAACGCCCCTAATTAAACGATACCACCATCATAATATACAATCATCTTTTTTCTGTCTTGCCGCACCGGAAGATGCTATATCATCGTAGATGGACGAAAGGGTTTTCTCCCTTTCTTCGGGCGGTCGGTCAAGAAAAAACACATTCTTATGTGTGTTTATGAAGTCCCTCTTCTTCATATTTCTCACCCTCTCTTCATTGAATGTTACACCTTCTACTATCATGTCCAAGCCTCAATACCTGTAATTCCGGCTTCTTGCAATACAGAGGGAGATGCAAGGGTAACGGGGTCCTCGCCAACGGTAGTAATGACCCCGTTAGCATAAGAAGCACTTGTCGCCCCGTCCAACGCTTTTTCTGCATTCTTTGCCAGTAATTCACCGTAATACTCCGTAATATCCAAATTTCCGAAGTGCTCAATCAATTTATACTTGTTTGATTCCGTTGATACCAAATCGACATAAACCAACCCTTTCAATGCGTCAACGACATCAAAATCATAAGCTCTCACATCCGCATTCTTGATATATTTCTCGTAATCCTTGAACATGGTTGCGATAGTCAAGTTGGCCTCTGTACCGGAAGAATCCCAATCCTGACCGCCCGGATAAACGCCGGACAGTGGAATGCCCGCCAAATCTTTCGTACCGTCATTCATTCCGTAAATGACGTTGTTCTCATCTACAAAATAAGCATCAAATGCCACATTCTTTGCCACCATGATGTTTGCTTTCAAGCTGGCATCGTAGTCCTGCAAAGTCCATACATCATTTTTAGCTGAATAACTTGTGATTTTAGTAGGACCGTATCCCATAGCAGAAGTTTGTGCCTCTCCACCGGAAGGTGCATATTCTACAATCGTTTTGATAGGGAATATTCTTCCCGGACGGTCTGCATGGCAAGCCTTTTCAAAGGCTTCCGCTGTTTTCTCTGTAGGTATCTTATGACCGTGAATAGTCAGTATGATAGCTTTTATTTTACCGGGGTCAAGCACACACACGGAGCTACCCGTATTAAAAGTTGCAACGCCCGGACACTTTCTATAATCTGTTGCCATAACATTTTACTTCTTTAATGGTTAAATTTACATTTTTCATCTCGATAGCATCAATAAAATCACTGAATGGTTTCCCGTCTTCTCCTATTACCCCAACCCTGCCATATCTGTAGTTTTCAATGTAGGAATGTGGAACCACATCATTGTAACTACGGACAATGTTTATGTCTTTCTTGATTTCATCCAAGAAAATATTGTATATAGGTCGCAATACCTGCTCAAAGGAAGTCTTTTGCCGGTCTTCATTTGAATACCCTTTCAAAGTGTTTACCATAATAATAAACTCCAGGCTAACCTCTGTCTCGGCAGAACTTCTATCTTCCGTGAACGGAGAATAAAGACATATTATAGGAAACTTTAATTTACTTGTCTTGGGACTTTTACCCCATAAAGTTAATTGATTGCTTATGTAGGCCCAGTCTCCGAATAAAAACGACACATTGCTTCCGTATCTTTTCGATACCTTTTTTACAATGTCCGCAAATATATCATTTACCGGCTTCATATTCCCATACAGTTTATTTTACGTAACATACATGGATTGAAACATACACCAGCATATTCCTTTCCTTGCAAAAGTTTATAAACACGCTTGTTCATATTTACCATATCATTCCATGCCCTAATTTGCAAAACTTGTGGAGAAACAGCATCTCCATCGGCAGAAGTTACTGTTCCCACATTTGTTACGCTGTAATTACCGTCCGCTATATACTTGAAAAATATATAGCAAGCAATAGGGCTGTATTTTTCTGATAAAATAGCAAGCAGCCTATCCCATTTATCATCAACGCTATCTTCTTTTGAGTTAAGATAATCGGTAAAAGCCTTACACATATCCTCACCAAGTATACGAATCAAATATTCCTGTTCATATACGGAAATATATGATTCTATTTTGCCCAACTCCGCATCTCTTGTTATAGAGGGAGCGCCAGTGTCAGGATTTATCCCGACACTCAGCAACCCGGTGAAAGATTCGTAGTCAATTATCATACCGTATCTTTTTTCGCAGATTTACGTTTAGTGAACAACTCCTCGCAACCCAACGCTCTGGCATCATTAATCAGTTCGTTTGTCGCTTCAATTTTACCCTCGGCATAAAACTTGCTCGCAAGAGCCATTCCGACTGAAACTTCATCGCCTGTTTTATACTTCACACCATCCTTGACAAATGTTACGTTATAACGCTTAGTCAGGTTTATTCTATATTCTTTTCCCATAATTATTCTCCTTATGCTCCTTGAGTGATACCTTCTATTACAGTAGAGAATGTGTCCTTTACAAATGCGGTCTTATATTGCGACTTGATATAACACATCAGCCTCTTCTCTGCGATTACAGTCACGATATTCTTGCGGAAATCGTCATTCTCCCATCCTAAGGTAATAGACAATTCCCACAAGTCACGAATGTTCAAGTATGAGAAATCACCCATGATGAAATCTCCTTGTTTCACTGCTGTAGTAGTTTCTACACGCAATCCCTGAATCAATTCATCTCCATATCGGAATGGGCGGAGATATTGACCGTTAGCATCCTTAGCCAACTGCATGGATGCGTAATCCAATGGGTTCATCAGTACAAGGTTCGGACGATAAGCCATTTCGCTGGTGGATACAATTTGCGAATATCCAGCCACAAGAGCATCAAACATATTTGGCTTCTCAACATAGAAAGTAGAGAGAGAGAATGCCGGCATATCCGATGCAACGCCTTTTATTTCTCCACCAGAGCCATTGCCTGACAAAATTCCCTGCTCTTCTTTGATTCCAAGTTTATTTACCATTTCCGTTTCAACTTCATTGACGAAGCTGGGAAAATCCGACAGCGTTTCCTCTGTAAATTTAGCAGCAATAGCCACTTTGGCAGCGGTTATTGTTTTTTCTGTCAATGTCGCATCCATCAAAGGCTTTAGCCCACCTTCAGGAACCCATGCAGCATCTCCGTCCTTGCTTGTATATTCCGCATAAACCAAAGTCCTATTATTTGTGCTTGATACATTTGCATATTTTCTAATGACGGTTTTCGCTCTCGGATTGACTGATAAATTTGGGTCAACCTCAAGTCCGTAATGCGGAGCAAGGGACCCGGAAGTAATAGTTGCAGCGTCTTTCTTTTCCAGCACAAGATTTAATCCCAACTTATTGCCGGGAGCCGACTGACAAGCCGATTTCAAATCAAGAGACATAACGCCCTTCTTGTCCGCAGCAATATACTCCTTGAGCTGTTCGTGTAGCTGCTCATAAACAGATTTAATCTTTACCTCCCCGTTTTTACCTACTTCGGTAGAAGCCTTTACACGTAAAATGGCATTCTCCAATTCATTAACCTTCTCCTCAAAAGTCTTTTTGTCAATGCCGGCAAAATCCTTTTCCTTGATGTCATTTATGGAATCAGCGGCATTCTTTATGGATTTACGCAAATCTTCCAATTTCACTTCATCCGCAAGATAACCTTTCACTTGTTTTTCAAAGGCTTCTCCCATTTTTTCGTCCAAAGATTCAAAAAACTTCTTGTTTTCTTCGGACAAGCCGGATGTGTCCATAAGTTCTAAAAATCCTAATTTCATACCGATTTTAGTTTTAATAAATTACATAATGATTTTTCTTCCGTTTTGCCATTACTGCCGGCTTCCATCCCTTTGGGTGGAGCAGGTATAACACCGTCCGGCCTAAAAGATGCAAGTGACATTGCTTTGGCTATAATTTTTTGCAAACGCTGTTGCTTGGTTGTACTCATATTTTTACATAACAAGGAAATTTCACCGCTTAAATCCTTATAAGCGTTTTCGTAGTCTTCAATTGACTTCAACCCCAAATACTCAGTTTCTCCATTACAGCCAATTGATACTACCGATATTTCATACAGCTTAACCTCTCTAACAATCAGGGCTTCTTTTTCGTAATCCCATTCGCAATTCTCCCATACATACTCATAGCCAATAGAGAATTGATTAAGCGTGCCTGACTCAAGTTGTTTTATGGCCCTATCTCCAAGTTCAATCTCATCAATGCGCGCCTCAAAATAAAGCCCTCTATCATCTTCTTTCAATTCTGTAATAAATCCCAAAGGCTCTGACATGTCGTGCATCCAAAGGAGTATAATTTTGTCATTTGCCTGGCTTTGCGGCCCTCTTTCATTGATACTTTTTGAAAAGCAACCTTTCAATAGAATATCATGAGCCTTATCCACGTTTCCGAATACAGCAGCGTATCCGCTGATAGTCCGGCTTTCGGGGCTGTATTGGACATCCTTTGAGTTTATGGAGAACAATTTATACTGCATCCCCATCTTATCTTTGTATTTATTTGTCATTGTTTCCATTTTCCTTACTGTTATTGACGTTATTTTCAACAGATGCACTGCTTGCTGCATTGCTATCAAAATCTCCTTTTGGATTATCCGGGTCAATATCTATGTATCTTGCAACTTCTATACGTGCCTCATCATGTGTTATCAAAGACTTATCTATCAATCTCTGTAAGGCATTAGCAACTTTAACCAATGTATTGGCTTCTGTCTCCTTATTGGTTTGAAGGCATTCAACATCTGTAAAATCAATCTTAATAAAAACACCTTCCGGACATATGGCTTTTGAAAGACATTCTGCTATCTTTCGGCTATCTGGAATGATTACGTCCTGATAAGCCTTTTTCCCGGCACTTTCAAGGTTGTCGTATTTGGCATCCGTAAAAAGATTGGCATTTATGCCCATTGCATTGGCAATCTTATCTGTACACCTCTTATCCTCTTCATGAAGTTTTAATTCATCAGCATTAAAATCAAGAGGAAGCCATCCTAATTTGTAACGTGTCACCAAAATGGGATATTCCTTGTTTACTAAGCCATAATCACGTTTAAATCTGTCCTTTATATCCTTTTCATCTTCCGAGGAAAGGGCAACATTTCCCATCTGGTCAGTATAATCATTATAGAGCACGCCTTTAGGACCACCATTTACAAGCAATGTATGGCTTGCAGACATAGAAGCTACCCAGTTTGATATAGGCTGGGAAAGGCTATCTGAAACGGACTCAAATTTGACATCAGCAGTCGCACCGCTATTTATTACTATATTGCTGTCATATATTACAAGATATTCATAGTCCTCCAACTCTAATCGAGTTCCGTTACAGTCTATATATACACTTGATATAATATTTTTCAGTTCGTATTGGCGAAACACCTTACCGGTTCCTTCCATATGGAAAATCTCAGGTGGAATTATCCACATTGCCTTAGGAGTGCTTGTTTTTGTCGCTCTAACAAGAACAATTGGACAATAGCCGAATACCTTAAGACATATTTCAATTTGCTTTATAAATGAAGAGAATGTTTGCAGCGGATTGGGAGCGTTGAGTATATTACGTATATCGGCAAATGTCCTTTTTTCATTTCCATCCTTATCTACCACATAAGGAATACCACGGGACATCATAGAGCCGATTTTATCAACTACAGTGAAGAAAGGCGTACAGGAAACAAGCGCTCCGGCTTTATCCAAATTGTTAGTCATGTCATAATACACTTTCCATTTGGAACGCCTTCCGAACAAATCGGACAAAAACCAGTAGTTTCCTACTGCATCTCTTTCTACCCGATTTACATTATCATACATCGGAATAGACTTTTTATTCTCTGGCTTCCAAAATTTAGTAAATATGCCCATATACAAAGCAGGAGTGACAGCAAATAAATGCGGCCACTCCCATATATTTAGTGTTTTAGTCCATTAATACGGTTGCGTGCAACTTCACACGCTTGTAGTGACCCTACGTGTGCAAATATATATATTATTTAGACTAATTCCAAATAACAAACATCATTTTTATGATTATTTTTTTGATTTTCTTTTTACTCTATCCGCTATACAACACAATACATACATTGCTTCATAGACATCTTTGCCGTCATAGTCCATTAGATTACGCATAAATAAGGACATTTTATTATCTCTCTTGAATTTAAAATCTCGAATTAGCCCCTTAAATGCTTCAATATAAGAAAGTTTCCCTGTATTTTCTTGCCTTGCCCACACATCACCTATTTCAGCCCTATAATCGCGTATATAATGAAGCATCGCCTGCGAAGTCTCAATGTTTACATCGGCACCAGCGACCAGCGCGGCGATTTCTTTGATGGGAATCAATTCTCCTATATACGCATCGTCCACATATATTGTATCATGTACAACATACGCTTTCGCATACAGAAAACGCCCATTAAGCAGTGGATGTATTTCTACAATTGGAATGCCGGAAAACGCGACTGTCGCAGCCTCATAGCTGTCATATTCAAAATCTCCGCGTTTTTCTACGGTTCCGGTAAGAGCATCTGCCCCATCATCATGTGCGTTTTTCCCGAACTTCCTAAAAGATTTTATCTCTGCATAAAATTCAGGAAAGAGCACTTCCCAACCTTCCGGCATATATGTAAGATTCATAACCTCAGCGGAGCGGGTAAATATTCGAACTTCCTTATTCCCCGACTGATGAAACCATTTTATTTCTGTTTCATTATTGCCCATTATGCGTGATTGCCGCTCTACGTTTCGGGCAAAACCACGTCCACCGTTATTGCTTTCGATATTAGCCACGGTTATTCCGTCCTTAGCAAGCATGGTTGCAACTTTCGGCTCCGTAACCTCCATAGGAGCGTCCGTATACAGTATGCTTAAAATAAAGTTGCCTATTTCTGTATCCACATAATCTATGGAACATAATCTGTCACTGCCCGTATCTGCGGTATCGGTATAATTTTTCCGAATGGCACGGTTGGTATATGGTATTTCCCTATAAGTCTTGAATGTACCGTACATAAGACCTTCTATAGGTGTAGGGTTCTGCATATATTGTGTTTCAAAGACGAATGGATTTATTCTATTAAGATTATGCAATTCATCCAATGTGTGTTTAAATTCCCACAAAGGAAATTCTTTCCCGTCCGCTTCTTTTTCTATGACCGGCAATGAAAGAACAGTCCATTGCCCTGGCTCTGTTTTCATAAGATAGCCGCACAAATCATTCTCATGCAGGCGCTGCATGATTATTACAATCGGGGTGTTTCGGCTGTTCACTCGGTTACGGATAGTAGTTTCAAAGCGTTGGTTAACCTTTTCCCTTTTCACGTCAGACAAAGCGTCCTCCGGCTTAATAGGGTCGTCTATGACAATGGCGCCGGAAAACCTTGCCCCCTTTAATATGCTATCTATTTCTTTTTCTGTTTCTTTATCATCTATATCGTCCACCTCTCCAGCGCCAAATCCCGTTATCTGTCCACCTGTTGACACCGCATATACACCACCGCCAGCTGTGGTACTCCACTTCTTTTTGCTGTCTGTTCCTCTCTTTATCTGGACATACGGGAACAACTGTTGATACTCTTCTGATTTAACTATGTCTCTAATCTCTTCTGAATTATCGTGAGCCAAATCGTCAGAATATGAGAGATGGACAAACTTTGAGGAAGGGTTGAGTGCCAATCCGTATGATATAAAGTTCTTTACGGCTAATTCGGTCTTTCCATATCGTGGTGCAATATTGATTATCAGTTTTTGAATTTTTCCGGAAATAACATCATCCAACGCATTACATATGCGTTCATGGTGTCTGCTCACCACAAATTTGCGCCCTGTTTTACTTTTAAAGAAAAATTTTGTGTAATTGAGAACGCCCGACATACAAAATGCTTGTAGATACCGTACACCGTCCATCATAGCCTTTCTATCAGTTTCTTTGCATCCTCGACACTTATGGGTTTGCTGGTATTCATCTCTATTTCGGTAGGCTCATCAAACCCAAGCATTTTACATATACGCTCAATAGCCTTTATCTTATCATAAAGTTCTATCTTCACATATTCAACATCTACAATTTCCGGAGCATCACTTGTTCCGATATTTTTTTTCAATATTTTGGTGGATATGCTTTTTATTGCTGATTTCTCTTTGTCAGAGAGTTCATCAAATTCTTTACGCTCTATCCATGTGTTGTGCATGCTGGCAATGGATGAGAAAGCTATACCGGACAATTCTTGTAGAATGCGTTCTTTAGTTATATCCGATTTGTTTTTTTGTTCCTCCTGCAACTCTTTGACCCTTTGGGCTACCTTTGGGTTGGACAACAACTTGCAAGATTCTTCCCACACTTGTTTATCTTTCATCTTCTCGCACGAATAGGCACGACGATAGGCATCGGAAGTATTACCGCTTTCGATGTAGTAGTTGCAAAAATTCTCTTGTTTGATTGTAAGTCCTTTCATGTCTTTTCGTTAGTATGGGAAGCATGCCACTTGACATGCTTTTGCAAAGATAATAAAAATATATTGCAATTATAGCGCATATTTTAATGTTCTTAATCATGGCTTATTGGTTATACACTCAACCCAAATTCCCGGCAACACCAGCCACGTGGGTATAGAGTGTCCTTTAGGCGATTTGGCAGTCCGATTTCACCTGAACGTATTGAGCCAAACGGCCAACGGACTTTCCTCTTGAATGGTTCCAAACTCCCGTATAACGACCGAGCCTTTCAAGGGGCGAATGACATCAACCTGCATCCGCTTCGAGGTTTTAGGTGGGGTGACACCCGTACAAGCATCCTCTAAGTGCTTCCTTGCATCGTACTTCCTGCGGTTTCCCGCCCCGTTTTCACAGCCCTCTACAAGGTTCCTTCATCGGTCAGAGGTGCACACACAGCGTCATGACCGATTGTATACTGGCTTTAAATAGAAAGCCCCGTAATAGGTACGAGCTACTACGAGGCAATCATATATAACCTCCATAAGGAGAATGTTTAATCAATGTCTGGTAACATCCCGTACTTGTTACACGGGTAAAAGTAGGAATGTTTTTTTGCACAATCGGAGAAAAGGAACAATCTTTAATATTTACTTTTCATTCTGTCGCTAAAAGGGGCTAAAAGGGAGCAAGAACGCCTAAAAGGATGATATAATAAAAATGATATACACATTACCATCTAATAATCAATATATTATAGATATAGAAGTATATCTTTATATTAACATTTTATTGTATTTATAATGATATATTTACATATTGATATTGTTCACGAAATCAATAACCTTTCTATTCGCTTCATCCACTTTTTTCATATCGAAACGGATATAGATGTCGGTTGTTGTACTGTTCGCCCAACTATGCCCAAGCGCGTGGGCGATTACCTCTTTGGGGACATCGAGTTCTGCCGCTACCGTGGCCCATGTGTGTCTTGCCCAATATGAGGACAAATCAGGGAATAAAGGATTTCTACTCTTTTTCCCTCCCAATCCCTTCCTTTCTGTCTCTCCAATCTGTTTTAACCCTATTCCCATACGATGTAGGAAATCCTTGTAATTTCCGTAGTCATCCATTATATTAAGAAGATAATCCTTCCCTTTGTATTTCTCAATTATAGCCTGCGCTTCCGGTTCTACTTTAATACTGTATAATTTCCCCGTCTTAGCTCTTTTATATTCAAAACGACCATTTACCAATGCAGAATGTTTTGCGTTGAACAAATCGGCTGCATTTACTCCTATGAGATAGAACATGAGCATGAACATATCCCTATATCTAATCTGGTATTCCTCACATGGGTAATCTCTCAATAACCTAAGTTGTTCTGCTGTAAGGCTGCGTTTTCGGGTTTCCTCTTTCTTTATTGAAAACCTTCTGAATGGATACAATGTTGTGTACTCCTCATCAATGGCGTAGTTGAATACACTACGTATGTTCCGTAAATGAATAGCGTAGGCATTAACCTTCATCGTCTTTGCCATCCATGCTTCAAAGTTTTCCAGCCATGACTTATCCATGCTCTCAAAAGTACAATAACTATCGTATTCCTCAATCTTGTTTCTTGTGGTTGTATATATAGACTTAGTCCCCTGATTGGTTTTCTTGGAAACGAATTCATCAAGATAATAGAGAAACGTCTTTTGATTTTCAACCTTGCTACTTATAGCGTCCTCTATCAACTTCTTCAAAGCTTTGTCTGTAGTTGATTTCAACTTTTCTTGTTGCTCTAAAGTAAATATTACTGTTTCCGCCTTGTTTATTATTCCACGGGCAACTATATTCCTCGGCTTGTAATTTTGTGCACGCACAGAATATTCATTCCCATTCCATTCTTTTTCCGATGCACTTAGCTGCGTAGCTATCATTATTTGTTTGTTGTGGAATACATTCAACTTTATCGGATAAGTACCATCTTTTTTTTGCCTTCTTTTATCAAGGTAGAATTTAACCGTTGCCAT